CGGGCGGAGGAGCCAGTGCAGCCGCTGCAGGGATGGAGGCTGTGGCACAGTCGGCAGATAAGGCTAATGCTGCTGCAGGTGGAGCAGGAAGCGCCGCAAAAAAAGCTGCCAAGGACATGAAAAGTATCACTACAGGGATTGATGAGTTGAACATCATCAGTCCTGATACTGGATCAGATAGTGGTGGGTCGGGTGGCGGAGCTGCCGGCGGGTATGATGCAGATCAGTTCGACATGGGGGAGGTTGATACCTCCGCCATGGACGCCATGGACAGTAAGTACCAGGCACTGATCGACAGGGCCAAGGAACTTAAAAATCTGTTTACAGCTGGCTTTTGGGATGGATTTGGGGATACTACGGTATTTGATAACATCCTTACATCTGTTGATCGTATCAAGCAGAGCTTGGGAGAGATATTCACAGCCCCGGAGGTGCTGACAGCTGCAAATTCCTTTGCAGATCAGTTTTCCTTTAGTCTGGGGCAGGTGGCCGGATCAGTAGCGGGGATCGGTGTAACCATAGCAGATAATCTTCTGGGCGGTATCAGTCTGTACTTGCAGCAGAACACAGAGCGGATTAAGGATTATCTGGTATCAATGTTTGATATCGGCTCACGGCTTGCTCAGATTACAGGTGATTTTTCCAAGGCTGTCAATACAATTTTCTCAGCCTTCCGGAGTGACAGCGCAAAGCAAATTACCGCTGATGTCATAGGGATTTTTTCTGAATCCTTTATGGGGGTTTCGGAATTAGCAGGAACATTTGCGGTAGATATTCTGGATATTATTGCAGCTCCATTCGTAGAAAATGCGGACTACATCAGAACTACGCTAGAGGATACGTTTGGGGCGGTAGAGCCTGTATTTTCCGCAATTAAGGACCTTATTTCTGAGACCTTTGAAAAAGTCGGGACCACATATGACAGCCATGTAGCTCCCATGATGGCAGCGTTTAAGCAAGGATTCACAGAGATTGGCACTCTGTTGCTTGATGTCTATAACACATACTTTCTGCCAGTACTGCAAAATTTATCGGATAAATTCATTGAATTTAAAGATCAGCATTTAAGCCCGCTGATTGATAAGTTCTTAGAATTTGGTGGAAAAGTAGCCGATGCTATAACGAAGCTATGGGAAGGAATTTTACAGCCATTCATCGAATGGTTTATATCTAATGTGGCTCCTGCGGTAGCTTCTACTTTACAAGCTGCTACGGATACTTTCTTTGTGTTCTTGGAAACGGTATCTGGAATCATTGGAAGCTTGTTGACAATATTTGGCGGACTGATTGATTTCATAACGGGTGTGTTTACGGGCAACTGGAGTCTGGCATGGGAAGGAATCAAAGAAATCTTTTCCGGAATATGGGATGCACTTAAAGAAATCGTATCAGGTGCTATTGAAATAATAAAAAGCACGGTAAATCTCGCATGGACAGCGATTTCCAATATTACAACCACTGTCTGGAACGGCATAAAATCCCTCCTCAATTCCGTTTGGAACTGGCTGAAATCCCTTGCGACGACTTTGTTTACAGCCATTAAAGATGCGATCAGTACAATCTGGGAAAGCATCAAATCTACCACATCCGAGATCTGGGAGGGCATTAAAACTACCCTGGGGACTTTGTGGGATACGATCAAGACGGCAGTAGATGAGAAGTTTACTGCCATGAGGGATGCGATCACAGGCATTTGGGATACTGTGAGAAGTAAAACCAAAGAGACCTGGGATGGAATCTGGGCGGATATCAAGGGCATCATCAACATGATTATCGGTGGCGTTGAGAGCATGGCGAACCGTGTAATTGATGCTATTAACGCTATGATTGATGCCGTGAATGAGGTAGCGGATAAGGTTCCAGGAATTGGTGCGGATCTGATACCTAATATTCCAAGCATCAGCCTTCCACGTCTGGCACAAGGCGGTTTTGTCCGCGCTAACACACCCCAGCTTGCCATGATCGGTGACAACCGGCATTATGGTGAGATTGTAGCACCAGAGGATAAGATGCAGGAAATGGTAGACCGGGCGGTGGCAATGTCCTCACGCAACAGCAGCGGCATGAGCGATCAGTATCTTGCTGTTATGGTAGACCTGTTAAGGAAGATCATAGAGCTGATTGAACAGATGGATCTAACGGTCTATGTGGATATCAGGGAGATCAAGAAGCAGCTTGCGGATTTGGAGAAACGCAGTGGCTACAAACTTAGACCAACATAAGGAGGGAATGGCATGGCAATCTACATTAACGGTCATAAATACCCATCCTATGACCAGGGGCCGGGACTTACCATTGCCACAAATGTCAACCAGGGCAAAAACGCCCTGGGAGAGTTTGTGGGGCAGAGGGTAGGTCGGGATCAGGACAAAATAGACGGCTTACAGTGGTCTTATCTGGATGCTGCCACATGGGGAAGTATTCTCCGGGAATTTGACGAATTTGTGGTAACGGTCAAGTTCCCGGATATGAAAACAGGGGGGTGGAAAACAGAGAGGATGTATCCTGGGAACAGAACAGCTAAAGTGTGGGAAGAGGATGAAGATGGGCTTCCAACTATGTACAAGGACTGCAAGGTTAATCTGGTAGACTGCGGGGTGATTGAATAATGCAGGCAGCAAGCAGTAAATATAAGGAGGTCATGCGCCGTAAATGGCGCAATCCTCTGGCACATCTGCGGGTTACGATTGGACTTATCAATCAGGAGGCGCAGGCATCGGCATATATTCCAGATCCAGTTCGGTATACATATTTTTCCAACCTTAAGAAACCTATGGATAATTACAAAGTACAGGAGCTGTATAGTACCTGCGATGAGAATTATACGCAGGTGGATGGATCTATGTATTTTCTTCCTCGTGAGGCTGGGGCGGTGGTTCTTAACCAGGGGATTGTGACTGAGGATCTTCTGGGAGATATTGAGATCCATTTTCCAGTCCAATATGACATCAAGGGTCTGACTGTAGAGTTTGGGAAGGCATATCCGGTTGATTTTGCTATTGTGTCCGACAATCATACGGTAGAGGTCACAGACAACGCAGACGGTCATTATGTAACGGAGGAGATCTTTGAAGGGGCCACATTCTTAAGGTTCTCCCCGTCCAGAATGGTTAATGGGAAGAGCCGGTTCCGTATTAACCAGATCACTATGGGGATCGGTATCTATTTTGACAGCCGCAAGATTCTGTCGGCCACGAAAAAGGAGCATATCAGCCCGATATCAGAGGAATTGCCTACGATCGATTTTAGCTTGACGGTCAGCAATAAGGACCGGGCCTTTGATGTGGAGAACGATGAGAGCAGTGTCAACTTTTTTGAGCTGGGGCAGGATATAGAAGCGCTGTACGGGCAGGAACTGGATGACGGGACTATAGAATGGATACCAGGAATTAACCTGGCACTGAAAGAGTGGTCTGCGGATGACGAGAAACTGAACCTAAGCGCATCCGACCGGTTTGACAGCATGGACGGTACTTATTATCGGGGACAGTATTACCCGGAGGGAATTAGCCTGTATGATCTGGCGGTGGATGTATTCACAGATGCGGGAGCTGATCCAAGAGAATATGGAGTTGATACCTACCTCAAAGCAGTTATTGTCAGGAACCCGATTCCGGTTGTGACCCACAAGGAAGCGCTTCAGCTGATTGCCAACGCAGGCCGCTGCATCTTATATCAGGATAGGGCCGGAAAAATATACATTAAGTCCAGTTTTGTGCCGGAGATGTCCGCATCGTCAGAGGATGAGGCATATTTCTCTCATGTCGATACAATCTTAAGCAAGGACATAGGAGCCCGTGATGAGTATGCGTTGGCAGGGCAGGACTATTCTACAGCAGGAGAAACCGTGTATTTTCTTCCCCGGCAGTCTCCTTCTGGAATATACCTCAATACAGGTTATGTTTCTGATGCGGCAGCGGATGAAAACGGAGCCTTCCAGAACAACCCAACAGTCACACTCACGATGGAAGCGGCTTATAAGTGTTTCGGGATTACCTTGGTATTCGGACACAACTGGCCGGATACGGTAATATTCCATTCCTATAACAATGGGGAGATTCGAGAGGCTTATGAGGTCAGTAGGTTGACGCAGACGGCAGTAATCAACCATGAGTTCCCGGAGTTCGACCGGCTGGTGATTGAGTTCACCAAGGGGGCACCAAATAACCGTGTGATTCTTGATCAGATCACTTTTGGAGATAGCACAGATTATATTCTGGAATACGGTGTGGAGCTGACTAAAACACCGGAAGGAACCAAGCTGGCCCGAGTGAAAGAGCTGCAGGTATTACGAACTTTGTACAGTGAGGGGAATGGAGAAGTGCAGGAGCTGATCAGGGAGACGATTAGCCTGACAGCGCAGGACAACTATTATACGTTCTATTTCTCCAACCCTTCCTATGGACTATCAGCAGTCCTCACGGAGCCACAAGAAGGGCAGGAAGTGAGAATAGTGGAGAGCAGTGCTTACTATGCGACTGTGGCCCTCACGGGTGTTACAGGAGCGGCAGAGGTTGTAATAAGCGGCAAAGAATATGTGGTAACACAGGCTAAGGTCAGCCGCCAGCTTAATCCCACGGGCAGTCTGGAAACATGGGAAAATCCTCTGGTATCTGATGTGGTTCATGCCGCTGATCTGGCCGACTGGATCGGGGATTACCTTAAGGCTGACCGGGAATATAACCTACAGTACCGGGGAGAACCGAGGATTGATGCCAATGACATTGCATTTTTGGAAAATAAGTATGTGCCGGATCTTCTGATCCGAGTGACAGACCACACCCTAAAATACAATGGAGCACTGTCCGGGACAATCAAGGCAAGGAGAGATATGAGCTATGTGGCAACAACCAAAAACAAACTGGCAGGCAAGTGATTTTTTCAACATTCAGGATTACAACCGGATTAAGGGCAATCTTAATGAGATCCGGGCCATGGCTCTGAAGCTTTGGCCGGATTTTGAATTTGAGGATATGGGGCAGGATAAGACCTATCAGGACTATGGGTTTTATGCTGATGAGATTAACCGGTTCGAGGATAATCTGGAGCATATTTGCACTGGTACATATCCTTTTGAGATTGGAGTAAAGCAGACATACAGTGAGAATCAGCCATTTATTGGCTGGGAGGAGCTGAACCGGATTGAAAGCGCCTGTCTGAAAATATACCTGAATATCCGGTCAGGCATAGACAGCAGGCCAACCTTGGAAATGACGTTGGGAGGAGATGTAAATACATGGCTTTGAAAACAGATTTTGTGGACGCTCTTTTTGAGCAGAAAAAGATTCGCCTTAATGAAAATGAGGATGGAACGGTAACGCCAGTGGATGAAACGGAATATACCCGTCAGGGGGACAAGTTTGGGGCTGAGCACATCAACGCCACCAACGAGGCCGTCAACCGCCTTAACAGTGCCCCGATCCGCGTTACCCTTGCCGCCGCTGGATGGACTGGCGAATCTGCCCCGTATATACAGACTGTTCAAGCGCAGGGGATTATGGCAGAGGATACT